TCTCCGCCGTCTATTTTAAAACGAGATCCTGCATATCGGGCAAACATTACCCAATCTTTCTCCGCGCACCAAGGGCCCGCTGGAAACTTTTCTGTATCCTTGTAAGCTAGTGAGCCTACCTTCAATACATATCCCACTTGTGTGGAAACCTGTCCTTCTTCTACAATCTTATCTGGTAGCAAAATACCGCCCTCTGTCTTACCCTTACCTCTGTACGGCAGAATAAGTATTCTCCAGCCTGTTGGCTGCGGCATTCTTTCTATTAAGCTTTGTTCTATTAAACTAGGATCTAAAACTCTGTCTTTTGGATCTACATAAGTTCCGTTTAGTTCTGTTGGGGATGAATCCATCTAATCTTCCTCTTGTTCTCGCTTATCCAAAAGATTTTTTATTTCACCCTCTAGATAATCTAAAGATTTCAACTCACCCATAAGACCCTTGTAATGTTCCATATCTTTTACGTTATTAAACTCTAAAGTCTCTCGAATAAGTTCTCTTCTTTCTTTTATAAGCCTAAATACAGCTTGTGCAAGATAAATCTCATTCATTTATATAAAAACCTCATATTATTCTATTCTGTCGTATATTCTCTTATACATTCAAGAGTACTTTGACACATTGGGCATCTATATTCAACAAATTTTACAATTCCTGCAAAAGGAATGGGTTCTTCAACTTCGTGTTCAACAAAAGCTATTTTATGTATGTAACAAATGTTATCGTCCTTGAGCATGTCTCAACCCTGTTACATGTTTTTTGTAAAAATAATTACCAATCTTATTAAAAAACTTAAATAACTCTAAATTAACTCTAATCATACTTTTTTTACCGTCTGTTTTGCTCGTTTAAAGTTTTTCTTGGTCGGAGCTCCTTTAGCCCCCACCTTACGCATCTTCTCGCCACTACCTGCGGCTATTCTTTTTCTTTTTGCATGAATATTTTTGTATAAACTCATTTAGTTAATCCTTTGTATTTTTCAAAGCTGCGAAGTCCCCCCAATCCGAGCATGCCCATCAAAACTGTCATAAGTGAACCCATGTCAAAAGTTGGCAATTCTGGTATTTGCACAGACAAATAAGCACATACAAACATCGTAACAGGCGCCAGTACGAAATGCCAACATAGGGCAATACCGCATGTCCAACCGATAAAGGGGCGCCAGCCCGCCACAAATATGGATTTATGTTGTGCTTCTGCTTTGTTTATCTCTATCTGACCTTTTGCCAGCTCTTGCGCGTGATTCTCTGCCATAGTTGCCACTTCGTGTGCCAACTTGTTCTTCATGTCTTTGTCTTCTATAAACTTGCCAAGTAAGTTACTTACTGGCCCTATTAACGCTGTTAACATTATTATCTCCCTTATGTTCGTGACCCATCCATATACCAAAGACACCCGTCATTACACCCATAACAACAGATACAAACGCTGATTGTGCCGCAGTTGGGGAATCTAACCCCATGAACCACTCCGCACAACGCCAAGACATTACGGTACTAGCAAGCATCATCAGTCTTGGTAGGATTTTCCATCTTAAAAAAGTGTCTACATTCATTGTAATAATACCTCATTTAATCCAAAGCCTTCCAATAAAACCAAAGTAAAGAATAGTAAGAGAATACCTCCTGCTATTAGTTTACCACTGAAGTTAGTAGACCCTATCTTTATAGCAACAAACTCATTNCCTAATATTCTAAGAGATAACTCAAAGCTGTTCTGTCCTACATCTAAATTTACTATTTTCTTTTTTTCTTCAGACATTAGTACACCCTCACTTTCTTTGGGTCTATTTTTGGAACTAGCTTGCACATGCATTGGTATGTGGTTTCTTTGTTTTCTTTCATAATAGTTTGATTATGCAATCGTTTCTTATATGACAAACAATTACTAACATCCTTAAAATAAATCCCGCCTTCCAACTGTGCTCCTAGATAGCAGACGAGCATGAAGGCCGTCACTTTTACAAGAGATCCTTGTAGTAATCAGAGTTAGGAGCAAATACTTCCCCACCGTCTGCCATTTTTGTAGGTTTTACTTTATCTCCGTGACCTTCTCTTATTAAAAACTGCTCAAAGCTCATAGAATCTGAAGCAGGACCGTCAAAAAATTCTTTTCTTAGTTCCTTCTCACTTCTTTTATCACCTGCTTTAGCCACCTTGACCTCCTCGGTTGTTTTGTTGTTTTAATAACTCACGTTGCATAGACGAATCAATCCTAGCCTGCGCTATACTCTCAGAGCTTTGTATCCGCTTGTCAAACTGATCGCCACGCTGCTCTACCTTCTTCTCTTCTAGTCCAAGTTTAGCCCTGTCTATATTAGCGTCATTCTGTTCTGCCTGTGACTTCAGCTGTAGCTCCTGCTCTTTCAACTGTACTAACGGATCAGGTCCCTGACCGCTTAGTTGTCCGCTTAGAGCTTTCAGCTGCGACATGCCTTCCGCAACATACTGAGCTGTCTTGGCTTCCATATCAATCATCTGTTCTTCCGATACAGCCTGACCACCACCTGTTTGTATCAAGTCAACCGCAGCTCTCTCACGAGCTCCAATCCTGACGTGTTCCATTATGTGCTTCTGTAAAGCCACCGCCATAGCAGGAGACTGAGCCACAAGAGGTGTAGATCCAAAAACCATGTGAGACATTATATGTGCCTCGTGATCCTGACCTTCAAAAGCAACCAGCTTTATCTGATCTAATATATCTATATTCTCCTGAGCTGGATCTTTTGGTGTAGCTTCAGGCTCTGGTGTACGTTTCAAAATCCTGTCTATATCTCTTACACCCAACGCCTCATACATATCCCTGAAGACTTCATACATGTTGTGCATGTCAGGAGCTGACGTGGCTAACTGCATTTTGGTCTGCGCTAAAGATATCCTCTGTGCCTGACTGAATACATTCGGATTAGATACAGGTAAAACATCAACCCTATTGTCAAAGTCCTCTCGTCTTATACTACCGTCAACACCCGTGATACTATACGGATACTCGTCTGGTAAGAACTCGGACATTACCTTGGATAAAAGCTTAAACTCCAGCTTCATCGCATAATGTAATCTTTTGTGTACAGCCGACATGACCCGTGAGCCCTGTTCCAACATCGCTATAGTCGTACCCACAGCTGCCTGCTGATTACCATCGCCTACTTTCAAGTCCGTTATGGTAGCGAATCGCTGTCCCGCATCAACTACAAAGCCCAACAAACTCATCAAAGTCTGATCGGGCCCTTGAACGGCAACGACATTAAACTCGCTTTTATATCACCACCTGGAGCATCTACATCTCTAAACTCCCCAGGCTGTAAAGGCTCGTCATCATCCCTGATCCGTAGACCGCGGGCCTTAAATCCTGCTGGCAAATTCGATAACGTACCCGCATCAATCAACTGCCTCAATGCTGCAGTCGCGGTTCGCGATAAACCACCGATAGTATGGATCAACCCTAATCCATAGAAACCAAAGCCTGGAAGAAACTTATAATGTACAAAATATTGTATCTTTGACTTCTTCTCATCTTCTTCTCTGTAATTCCTGCGAATCGATAGTATCTGGCCATTATCCTGTGAAATAGTAACAATATACGGCACCTTAATACCTGTCGGCTCACCATCCTCGCCAGTCTCTTCATAGCCCTCTAAATCCAGATCAACATGACATTCCAATAACGTGCAGTCATAATCAATCTGTGTTGGATACATACCATCAATTCTCTCAATCTCTTCAGCTACACTACCTGAATCAGACTGAGCAGGCATAACAGGTATATCCCTGTAAAATCCCGCTACCTGCCTCTTTCTCAAATCATTCAGACTTAACTTCAAAACCTGTGTGATATTAGGGCACGTCTCTAAATCTGTCGTGTTATACGGTACAACCAAATTCTCAGCTGGAACAAACTTACTTACAGCTCGCTCCAAGTTCTCATCATAATATACCTTCTTGAACGTACTACCCGCCAGCGGCAAGAAGAATAACATCTGATCTAACTCAGGCGTATACTCCTCCATCTCGCAAGTAATATAATAGTTCATAAACTCCTTTACACGTTGAGCTTGGTCCTCTTTCTCAGGAGTACTAGATCCAAGCACTGTTGTTCGCACGGGTCCAGTTGGCGGCAACAATTCATTAAACGCTTGAGCTTGGAACTGCGTGGCTGACTCGGCAAGCAAGGGGTGCGTGACACCGCTCGCGCCTCTAAAGGGTTGTGATCTCTCTTCGTAACTAAATCCCAACAACTCCAAACCGTTAGCGAAAGCATCTTCCCACTCCTGTCTGCCACTCTTGTTTTCATCAAACTCACCCGTTAGCTCACTGGCTATCCTACCCAGTAAACCATCAGGCATCTCTTCAGCTAAATTGGCAGAAAACTCTTCAGTCGTGCCTCGTTGATCCTGTGGCTCAAAATCAACGATAACACTACCATCATCTTCTTCCATAATTTCTACATTCTCTGGCACAGGTCCCATGTCAAGACTGTCAGGTATCTCCACCTCTACTTCAGCCGCTAACTCATCCTCGTCTAGCTGAGACGGGACATTCTCCATCATGCTGCCTATCGGTTCTCTTGCCATGTAATTCTCCTTTTAGGTACTATACCATGAATTTTATAAAAGGTTCAATACCTTGTGGTCCGCGGGTCATGTTCACCGCTTTGTCTTTCAAAGATACCACACCGCCATCCTCCATCATAAAATCTGAATCGTCAAACTTGGCAGGATCTTTTTTAGCCGCAGGACTTTGTAAAACCTTAGTGCTGCCTTTTGGCCTGTCCACTAACATAACATAACTTAAATCACCTACACCCTCTACCGCATTCTCATAAGGTATATGAGTGTAACCTTCTGCTGCTAAATCCTTTGCATGCTGTCTCATAAATTTTTTAACATCTTGTATATCAACTCTAGGGTCTTCTCCTAAAATGTCACTTGCATCAAAATACTCTCCCTTGTACTTACTGTACTGATCGGCCTGATATTCGTTTAAATCATATTCTGTAAAAGGTTTTTTTGTTTTGGGATTCAAAAGAGGCTTACTCAAGTCAGCTTTTAAAGGTATAGAACCGCCTAACGTGTTTCTTCCTATAGGTATGTTTGTAGATGGATCATAGCCTACGTTACCTGAAATCCGCGGTAATTTTAAAGTTGCCAAAACCTCTTCACGGCTTTTACCTGTTTCCTGCATAGTATCCCTAATTTTTTTTCTCATATTTACACCAAAAACTTCATCTACAAACCGATCGTTTGCAGCTCTAGGTGTAGAACCAACATGAGGCCCCAAGTCAAACCATGATAATTTATCTTTGTCAAATTTAGTAAACCCAGGATCGGTGTTTTGAGTAAAATGATATACAGGAGTATCTATTTTACCAAACGCTATGGCCTGTTTCATTGCCGATCGTTGATCTCCTATGCCTCTGCCACCAGCTATTTCTGTAATTTTAGTATCACCTGCCGCAGCTCGTATTACATCCTTGTAGTCCTTACCACCCTGAACAATAACATTATCATAACCGTCTATCGTGTTTTTGATCCTGCCCATCTGACCAGCATCTTGCTTGAACATCTCTGCCTTCTTAGGGCTCATCCTCTCATTGTAATTTTTTATAGGAGTATCCGCTCTGATCAACCCATGTTTAGCAGACATTATAGCCACATCAACATCCGCAGGAGTTCCCATAGCCTTTAAACTTTTAAAAACAGGACCCAGATAACGATCAACAGCTTCCATGTCTCCAACATCTGGACACTTAGTATCACTACAGGACAAAACTAAAAGACGGCGGCCTTTTTTTCCTTCCGAACTAAATAAACTTCCTGAACCTAAATCAATTTGATCTGAAATATTAGAGACACCAGAGGTTTCGCCTTCCATCTTTGTAATAGACGTATCTATATCAGGGCCCCCAGCTGTCGCTGTCTTAGGACCCAAGTACGGTATAAAACCCTCAAGACCTTTTTTGGCTGCTTTAGCCGCAGGACCCACCATAGGTAAAACACTTGCTATACCAAGAGTTCCTAACGCTGTACCCGCTGCCGCCTCTACAAAATCCTTACTTTGCATCATCTTNCCNCTNTGNGACAAAACCTCTGGCAACTCGTAGGCCGCTATCGCCTCACCTGTGCCAGGAAAAAAAGACAAAGTATCATACGCATCTTTCAGCGAGGTACCTTCTTTATCTTTGGCCTCTAAACGAGATAAAACATCCCTGTAACTTTGTTGAGCTTTAGCCATCTCTTCCAAGAACCTGTGCTAACTGGGCCATGAGCCGTGGATCGCGGG